TTATATCATATGCACCTGTAATCTTGACTCGGTTCTCACCAAAGGTTAAGGTATACTGGCCATTCTGTGCTGTGATGGCCACTTTACCATCTGGATGAAACTGCACCATCGAACCGCCTCGGTGCTGGAGTGTAACGCTCTCAGCTCCTTTGGAATCGTCCATGAGAAGGACGTGACCTGATCTGGTTTTATGTGCATAGAAATTAGGATATGTACCTGCACCTTGTAGTTCACGGGCATCTTTCGGTGCATCCCATGTGGCTGGTGTAGTACTCTTGCTAACACCGTCCGATGAATCACCACTAAGGCTAAACTCACCATCTTTATAGCTGTATGAATCTGTGCCTACGGTAACAGTATCACCATTTGTAAATGTTTTACCAGGGAATGCTGTAGAGATTGCTGCTGTTGGATTTTCTAATGCCATAATTATGCACCTGGGAACATGCGTTGAATTGGATTACCACCCTGCACCAAGGCCTGTGCAGATAGATTAACAAGAATTTTTGCAGGGTTGCTTGCAATAGACTGTAGCATACTTATTGCAGAAGAACCAGTGCCTAGTCTCTGTAGCATGGACTGCATGGTGCCAGCTGAAGAACCGAACATATTCTGACCTGGAATAATACCAGGGAAACCTTCACCACCAAGTAATTTTGAAACCACCGATGCAGCGGCTACCACTGTGGCTGGCGTCAGCGTCATCATCTGCCCGCTTGGATGAAAGCTTCTGAAGGTGGTACCATTAGATCCGGCAATAGCACTTATCACTGGTGCAAGGCTGTCCAATCCAAATAATGAGCTATCATATTGCAATCTCTGGAATACATGCACCATATCAGAGACGCCTGTGGCCTGACCAATCAGACTAATTGCATTTCTCGTGTAAACATCTTGGTTCACACGGGTGCCTGTCATGAAGCCAGCACTCTCTTTTTGCTCAACGCTCTGTAATAGATATGACATGCTCTGGAAGGCCAGCATAGTTGGACCTGTCATGTTTTTATTCAGAGTTTTCATTGTGCTTTTTGTATTTAATATGCTGCTAACCAGAGTGCCGAGAGACAATGCAATACCTGGCAAATTACCTAGCATACTATTGGTAATCAAATTATCATATGATTGAAGCGCGGTTGAAACACTAGAGACCTGAGGTAGTCTCATACCAGCCAGATTGTAGGTAGCAGCATGGGTTGGCAGACCTCTTGTCATACCATGATTCCAAAGTTCACCTTTCTCTTGTATCTGGCGAATTTGAGCACCATTTACAGTCGCATCCACCGCTGTTGGTGGCGGTCTCACCTGAATATTCATGGTGAGATACTGAGCAATACCTTGAAGCAAACTCATATTACCAGCAATTGTCTGGTCATTATTATTAATATCATTGGCCAGACCAATAATCTGGCACTGGTTCGAACCAGTATCTTTCATGGCTACAACCAGTGTGCCTGGATCAATGCCACCTGGAAACTCTTGCTGTGAACTTCTGGTTGGGCTCATCAGGCGAGGGCTGAAGGCCAGATGCTTTACGTTAACATCTTTACCATGAATGCCTGGAAAATATACTCTGAGATTACCTGAATAATCGCTTGGTGCATCGGCATCATGCCCACCAACGACAATACCGTAGCAAAGGCCCGATGCTGCTGAACTTCTGGGTGTAGATGACATGTTATACTATTCCTCTTCCAACTGTGCTGGCTACACAATCAAGTGTGGTTGTAGCAAGCCCACCTTGAATAATATGGTGGAACATATGTAGTATCAGATATGTACCAGAACCATAATTCTTTTCAGGGTTAGGTCGTGTCTCTTTATTATATAAATTTACCTCGATCACCTTACCCGCATGTAACTCTGGATTAAATGGCACTGTCATTCGCAGCGCAATCTTATTACTATCTAGTAGACCCATTCTGGCCTGTCTTTTCAGCAAATATTCTTTTGCAAAATCTGGGCACATATCTTGCTGCTGATAGCTATTCTGATTTGATATGGCCATCTTCATAACACCAGAGCCTAGACCACAACCTTTAAGATTGAACTGGTCATTGAAAAGACTGAACGCCTTATTGATAGGGTCGAATAGTACAAGGCTATTAATATCTTTACCGTCAGCATCGATACCATTCAGAATATCTGACATGAGGTCAAAATCACATGGGAAATTGTAGGTTAATATCGACCTTGGATCTGAACCGGCATTATTCATTTCATTGAAAAAGTATTCTCTTATGGGTGATTCTTCACACAAAGATTTCAGAGAGCGGAAGTGGTGGGTAGGACCATTGTTATAATCACCATATGTCATATAATGAACAAAAGATGGATCACTACCTTCTGCTAGAGCATAGCCAGCCTGCTGTGATACTACCTGGAATGGATGAATATTCTCTGCGATATAATCTCTTGGATAATCAGCATATTCGATATCCATATTATCTACGTTAGCGCCAGCACAACCACCTAATACCTCTTCTACGATATCGGATGGTGCTGTACATTTCCATGATTTGCTAACCAGTGTGGCCGGGTCGGTCAATTGAGTATCGTCACATGCTCTGAGAGTGAAGCGTTCGTTATTGTTATTGATCAGGTGTCTGGTGTCTAGACGATAAACACGCTGAGCCACATCCATGGTTGATTGAGAAAAACCCCAATCATCGAGATTAGGCTTCTGAATATTGATATACATCATGTTATTCTTGAAGTTATCAAAATTCTTTACGATACTGGTATGCAGATAGCTATCAAACTTGACAGATGTTTGAAGACCAGGAGTAAGCAAGCTTTCTCCCAGCATAATCTCTTTTGCTGTTACTTGGTCTAGGTCAGCTTCTGGCACACCATCAAATGATATGTCAAAAGATGCACCAGAATCTTGATGTGTTTTCGATAAGCTATCGCTATAATCACTCATATTATCTCAATTTTCTTTTTATTGTTTTAACTGCTGCCAGTTTTTTCAATTCTTCTACAATTTGACTATAATATTCTGGCTTGATTATCTTGATTTCGCGTTTATCTTCGTTGACCTGATATTCATAATCATATATGGTTACCAGATTTCGGTATGTTTTCTCATTAACTGTCTTACCATTTACCGTATAGGTCTGATAATCTCCCTCAGTCAAATTTAAATAATAGTCATATGTTATACCTGAAGGTACTGTGTTAGCCTTCTTATTGTAGTCAACAACATATCTGAATGTTGTGGTGATATTTGTCGCAGCATCCGTTCTGTCAATGACCTTCTCAAAATGGTGAATACTATTGGAGGTTGGTGAAACGACTTGAGACCAAGAAATGACCTGATTATCGGTGAGTGAAGAACCGCCAGCTGCTGAACGATATTTGTTTGCGATATACTTATTGAAGTCAGTGTAATTCAAAGGCCAGTCATATGAACCGTCGAGCCTTTCATTAGCCATCAGTATAACCCAATGAGCTTCAGATGTACCATATACTTTATCGGCCAGTGTCTCCGGTTTCTCGCCATCTTTGATAATGTAGACATAATATGAAGAGATATTTTCAAGTGCTTCTTTTATCATACCAACACGAAAGAAAATATTGGTAGCATTCTGATAGGTGGTAATGTCACCCCTGGATATATCATATGGAATTGTTGGAAAATAACCAAAAAATCTCGACATTTATTAGAACCCCTGTGTAACTCTTTGCTTGTGTAGAATCTCTAGTTCTCTCCAAGCCAAGCTCAGTCTGATAGCTACTGGATGACCATTAGCAAATGTTGAATATACGCCCGTAGGTGCATAGTCTACTTCGATTTGTTCAAGGGCGCAGGTATTGATGCGTGGAATCTTGGTATTCTCTTTACCTTTATGGAAGAAGGTGATATCAAATTCTGCTGGTGGTATGAATGTTGGTATAAAACCAATCATCGTATCAAGTTCTGGTGCAGCATGAAATCTCAGTGTGTCGATGATATTCTTTACAGTGTCAGACTCCATCTTGTTCTTAGGAGCCATCAGAATTTCCATGCGGAATGATCTCTGTGAGGTATGAGAGAACAGAACTTCAATCTTAGGATTGATAGGCATACCAGCAGCGGTTGCACCTTTTCTTATCATATTACCAGCAGCATCAACGATACGAGGCGCAGATGATCCTATAGCAGACTTTAACTTACCTGTTAATCCTGCTGCTATTGCTCCACCTATGAAGCTTACACCCAACTTCAAGGCCTGAGCGCCGAAGGCGGTGAGTGAGACTTCTTCATAGACGTTGGTCTGTGTGTAGACGGTCGGCATTGGCATATAAAGCGCAATGGCCTCTTTAATCTTTCTAGTGCTACGAGGTAGATTGACCGCATTAGGATTTGTAGCGATATTATATGCAGTGTCTTTAATTTTACCAAATATCTGTTCAGCACTCATTCCTGATTGTAGAAATAATGATGCATCTGTAGAACCTCTAAGTTGATCAACACGAGATGCCTCATTTGCCAGAACTGTATAATTTGCTGGTCCAAAATTATCATTGTACGGTAATTCGGTGTTAAGTCTAGCCATAGAATCTCTATTTACTTGCACATTGATATTGATAATCATATAGTGTGAATTATGGTCTTGACCAAGATCATCAGGAAATACACGATAATTATAATCATATTGGCTCTCATGAGCAAAACCAAGATATCGACTAAATCTATCAGCAACATCTGAAGCCTGGTTATATCCAGATGCGGCAGACCCCGAATCATATAAATTCTGTAGCTTAGAAGCAGGCGAATTATTTTCCGTATCTGTTATAGCTGCATAATAATTGTCAGGTAGCACCTCGTCTACATTAGGTCCTGCTGAATCTGGGCTTTCATCTGCCATTTTTATTGTTATCCTATTGTTGCATACATATTTATATGAAAACCTACAAAGGCAAATTCTCACCAAAGAACCCCAAGAAGTATGGGGGTGACCCAACGAGCATTATATATCGCTCGGGATGGGAACTTAGGGTCATGAAATATTTAGATGAAAATATCAATGTGATAGAATGGAAGTCTGAAGAGATAGCTATACCATATCGGTCACCAGTAGACAACCGTATTCATCGGTATTTCCCAGACTTCATCGTAAAGGTTCGTACACCAAACGGTGGTACGAAGACACTTATGCTTGAGGTCAAACCAAAGGCTCAGACTAGAGAACCAAAGATACCTACCAAGAAGACCAAGAGGTATATCACTGAGGTCATGACATGGGGTGTTAATCAGGCCAAATGGAAGTCAGCACAAGAGTTCTGCTTGGATAAAGGATGGGAGTTCAAACTAATCACTGAGGCTGAATTAGGTATAAAGTAATTCATATGCTGGTCTACATACCCTTTATAGCATACTGGCAACCCGTTGGCAACACATAAATAGCTTTATGGCTACAGAAAAAGACTCAACAGATTGGTTTATTGGTAAAGCCCGCTCAGCCGCAGGCTACCGAAAGAACCTTGTAAGTAGTGACGAGAGAGGGCGTGACAACGCTATCATCGGCAAGATGTACTTCTTTGCGTATGATCCGAAGATGAAGAAGACGCTGCCTATGTACGATAGGTTTCCGCTGGTGTTCCCTATAGAACCATATAATGATGGTTTCTTAGGGTTGAACCTTCACTATTTAAAACCAGGCGAGCGTGAGTGGCTTCTGAATAAGCTCAAAGATTTTCGTAATAACAGCAAATTCAATTCTACAACCAGACTCAAGTTGTCATATGACCTGCTAGCCTCAACCAAGAAGCTGGCCTCGGTGTCTCGCCCGTGCGTGAAGAGATATCTATTCTCACATGTTCGCAGCAAGTTTATCGAGATGACACCTGAAGAATGGGATAAGGCTATCGGCCTACCTGTAGCACAATTCGAATATAACTCATAAAGGTAAAAAATGGCAGAAATAGGTATACAAAACGCACCAGCAGCTTTTGATATGGACACATTCAGAAGTGTAATGAGCGACTATGGTTCTCTGGCTAAGTCATGTCGTTTTGCTGTTAGAATATTACCAACAGGTGTCGATAATCCACTGAAACAGTATTATGATATGTTCGAAGACCTGATATATCTTTGTGAGGTGGCTGAGTTCCCTGGCCGAGGCTTTCAGAACGTAGACCTTCGCTACTATGGTCCAAGTTTCAAGATGCCATTCCAGACCAGCTATGAAGATATGAACCTAACCTTTCTCTGCCGCGCACAATCACCTGAGCGCCAGCTATTTGACGATTGGATGGATCTGATTAATCCCGTCACAACATTCGATTTCAATTATCGTGATGACTATGCCTGCCAGATTGATATCTTCCAGTTCAGCGAGCAAGACATGAAAAGAGGTTACGGAACTATGGATCCTGAATACATGTTCAGCCTGAAAGATGCTTGGCCGGTACTGGTAAGCCCACAGCAGGTAACATGGGCAGACGACCAGTTTCTGCGTCTCGGTGTCACCTTCACATATACCAAGTGGATGAGAGGTGATCTAGATCCTACTGGAAATCTAGACGCGGACAGTTCATACACGGCTATTACGACTGATATACTATAATAACGAAAGGATACATTATGACTTTACCAAAGATAGAATTACCTATCTATGACCTGAGAATACCATCAACGCAGAAAGAGATTCAAGTTCGACCATTCAAGGTCAAAGAAGAAAAGCTCTTGCTAATGGCGGTCGAGGCGGAAGATACGAATGAAGTGGTGAATGTCACCAAGCAGATACTCAATAACTGTATTCTAACTGAGGGTGTAGAAGTTGATAAGCTGCCATTCTTTGACGTTGACTTTCTCTTCAT